AGTAAGTTCTATGACCCAGAAGCAAAAGTTACTTATTATTCAAACTCTTGGACTTCATTTAGATCCTTAAAAAGTCACCTCATTAAACACAACAGCAGCATAGAACTTCTCAGTGAATGATCAGAGTTAAAGGTGCCATACCGGAAAGGAGAGATTTTAATGGCAGGGATTACAAAGGAGCAAAAAGCACTACTCCATGTCGCCAAGGCTCAGCTTGGCCTAGAAGACGATATATACCGTGGGATCCTTCATCAGGAAGCCGGGGTAAGTTCATCAAAAGATCTCACTCTGATAGGTTTTGACCGGGTAATGAAACGACTCAAACAGCTAGGCTTTAGGCGCAAAGCGAAGCCGGTTATTAAACAACGCCGTCCGGGAATGGCATCCCCTGAACAGATCTGGAAGATTAATGACCTGGCCCGGCAGCTTGGTTGGCAGGATAACCCGAAACGCCTTGCGGGGTTTGTTAAAAAATATGCCAATATTGAGCGTTTGGAATGGCTGCCCCATGGCAAAGCCTGGCGCATAATAGAAGCCCTCAAAAAGTTAGTAGAACGGCAGAACTCTTCCGATGGCGGCAAGGAACATCTTGCCAAGTAGAATAAAATAAACTATAATTGGTGGTGATTCCGGTGAGTAATAATCTAGATTGGGTCATAGACCTGTCTCCCGCCGATCTTCCGGAACCTCTCTGTAAAATAGCAAACTTGATTGGAGTAAGAAACGCAGTAATCCTGTCACAGAATTATGGAGGCATAACCTTTTACCTCCCCAAGACAGATGCAGCCCTTCGGATGTTCAGGGACAAACGGATTAAGGCAGAATTCAACGGGTACAATTACAAGGAACTTGCTATAAAATACGGAATAACGGAGATGTGGGTCAGGAACATAGTCGCTGGTCACGACAAAGAAACCGGCCAGATGAATCTCCTAGAAATGACCGGGAATCTGTAAAGCACTTTAGAGAAGTGCTTTAACTGTAAACTTTATACAGAACATGAGAGAATCTCAGTAGTAGCTGGGATTCTTTTTTTTGTCCCTTTTTGGAAGGAGGATACCGATTGATGCCAACCAGTGTCTGAAACACATTAACTTATCTCTAATGCAAATCGAAAGGGGTTAATGATCAGTGACAATACAGCCACAGTATGCACCAATTATTTTAATAATCGCCCTGCCGGTACTTGGTCTTATGCTTGGCGTTGTAGGTTATTTTTTAAAAGACATACGCAATTCGATAAACAAGAGCCAGGAAGATCAAAAGGGTGAAATTAAGGAACTGCAAAACGACCTCAATAAATTTAAAATGACGGTCGCCCACCAGTACGTCCTTAAAGATGACTATATTCGTACTATCGCCTCTTTTGATAAAAAGATGGACGATGTGGTAGACAAGATATCCGAAATAAACAGATCTATAATTGAACTTCTCGGGAAGGAGGCTAAAACCAGTGGGACTTAAAGGTCATGAAGCAAGAGAAACCAGGGGCAGAATTCTAAAGATATTAGAACGTGCTTACCCTGATGAAATCGGAGACGAACTCATAAGTCTTACCCTCAATGATATTCACATGTGCACTGGCCCGGCCATACTTCGGGGTCATATTGATTACCTGGAGGAAAAAGGTTATGTGGAAAGCCGCGAGTTGCACAGTGATGAGTTAGAAATGTCCAGGCGCATGGTAAGGTTAACTGCCAAGGGGAAAGACCTCCTGGAGGGGAGCATTTCTCCTGATCCAGGGGTGAATCTATAATGAAAAACCGGCGCAAACACTCCAAAATAGACCAGCTTCCGGAAGAAGTTGTTAAGGCTGTTCATGAACTTCTGGTCAGCCCCGGCGTGACATATAACGATGTGGTCAGCTGGCTTAAGCAAAAAGGCCATGAGGTCAGCAAATCTGCTGTAGGTCGCTATAGTCAGCATTTCTTAGGCAGGTTGGAAAGGTTACAAGCCGTCAAAGACCAGGCCAAGGCCATCATCGAGGCCAACCCCGATGCCCCGGCCACTGAAATGCACGAGGCTGCCAACCAGTTAGCCGTTCAGCTGATCATGGAAAAGCTGATGGAACTGCCTGATTTAGAAGGTGCGAAAATAACAGAAATTCTCAAAGCCCTTGCCTTACTTGAACGCAGCGCAGTATCAAGAGAAAAACTAAAGATGGAGTTCAGGAGCAAGGTTCAGCAGGCAGTTGACAACATCGAGCAGACCGGCAGACAAAAAGGGCTGGATCCTGAAACCCTGACCTACATTAAAGAGCAGGTGTATGGCATTGTCTAACCCGGCAATACAACTTACCGATTACCAACAAAACTGGATAAACGATAAGAGCCGGTTCAAGATTGCCAACAAGGCCCGCCAAACCGGCTACAGTTTCGGTGTGGCCCTGGAAGTTGTCCTGGACTGTGTAGAACGCAAAACCACATGGGTACTTCTCTCCCGTGGTGAACGGCAGTCTAAGGAGCTTATGGAAAAGGTAGCCATGCATACCAGGGCGTTGGGTGTAGCCTGTGAAGAGTTGGAGTCTACATTCAAGATTAATGACGAAGATATCAAGCTCCTGGAAGTCAGGTACCCAAACGGGTCAAAAGTCATCGGACTCCCGGCCAACCCTGACACCGCCCGTGGTTTTTCCGGAAACGTTGTACTTGATGAATTTGCCTTCCATCGCGACAGCCGCAAAATCTGGACAGCACTCTACCCCACCATTACCCGAGGTTATAAGATACGAGTCATTTCCACGCCTAACGGTAAGTCTGGTAAATTCTACGACCTATGGACAGATACAAAAGGCATTTGGAGTAAACACGAGGTTGACATTTACCAGGCTAAAGATCAAGGGCTGGACATCAACATAGAGGAACTTCGGGAAGGCTGTGAATCAGAAGATGACTGGCTGCAGGAATACTGCTGCAAGTTCATTGACGAAGCCGGTGCCCTCATCACTTATGATATGATCTCCAACTGTGAAAACGACCTGACAACCATCATGCTTCCGGAAGATTTTGAGCCGCAGGGAGAGCTTTACCTCGGCATGGATATCGGTAGGAAAAGAGACCTCTCAGTTATCTGGATAACTGAAAAACTTGGTGATGTCTTCTGGACACGGGCTGTCAAGAAGCTTGAAAAAACTCCCTTCCGGATTCAGCGTCAAGAGTTGTATTGGTACCTATCCCTCCCGCGAATGCGGCGCGGCTGCATCGACTCAACCGGTATAGGTGCCCAGTTAGCGGAGGAAGCAAAAGAGCGATTCAAGTCGCTGGTTGAAGAAGTAACCTTCACCCCAGCGGTCAAAGAAGATATGGCCGTAACTACTTTAAGGAAATTCCAGGACAAGCTAGTTAGAATCCCGGCGGAACGGATCATAAGAAATGACATTCATTCTGTTAAGAAGATGACCACCACTGCCGGTAATATCCGGTATGATGCTGACCGGAACGAAAACGGCCACGCCGACCACTTTTGGGCCATGGCCCTCTCCCTCCACGGTGGCAGCCCATCAATGGCCCCGGCCAAAATTAAAGCCCGAGTATATGGATAAAAAACCAGTTTTTAAAAGTACAGTTTAAAAGCGTCTATTTTGCCCTAAAAAGGTTCGGGGGTTACTACCATCCGAGGAAATATTTTGTAACGGCTTATAACGGTCTATAACGGCCTCATAACGCTTTTATAACACAGGGGGTGAACATGATTGATAGAGCAGGTTAAAAAACCGGCATGTAAAGCTTATGTTTTGGAAGATGGCAAAGTGGTTTCTGAATCATATCTCGACCGATACGCCACGAAATCAGCCGCCGAGTCCAAGCAGCTTCCAGCCGATAAGTTCTCCGGCTCTTATGAACAGATGGGATTGGTTACCCCTCTATATGGGATTGAATCTCTGGCTCAGCTGATGGAGATAAATACTTACCATTCCCGCTGCGTCAAAACAAAGGCAAAAGATACTGTTGGCTTGGGATGGAAACTCCGGGCACGTGAATCGGTAGACAGCCCGAATGAAGTTCAAAAGGATCAGGTTGAGAAGTTTCTTTTGGAACCTCATCCGGAACTAACATTGATTGAGATTTTAGACCGGGTAATGAACGATTATGATGCCACCGGCACCGGGTACCTGGAAGCACTCCGGGCAATTCCAGGCGGCCCACTAACGGGACTGGCCCATATCCCGGCCCATACCATGCGGGTACATAGAGACCAAAAGAAATACGCTCAGATCAG